AAGTCCCTACCAGGATGATGAGCAGCTCGAGCGGGCCGCCCACGCCGACCTGAACCTCCTCAACGATCCCGTGAACATCGAGGCGTACCGGGATCTGGCCCCCGCCGAGTACATGCCGCATGCCTACCGGCCATCGGTGCACCATCCGGCTGAGGCCGGGGCGGGGAAGAAGTGGGACTTCTCGTTCATCGGCACAGGTTTCCCCAGCCGCGTCCAGTTCTTCGAGCAGATGAACCTGGCCGGGCTCGACGTGCACTTCGGCGGCCCCTGGCTGGGACTCCCCCCCGACTCGCCGCTGCGGGACTGGACCGCCACCACCCTCGACAACTGCGTCGGCAACGAGCAGACCGCCGAGATCTACCGGCAGACCCGCACCAGCCTGAACCTGTACCGGCGGGAATCCGAGGACGCCCACAAAGGCGAAGGCTGGGCCATGGGCCCCCGGGAGGTCGAGCTCGCCGCGACGGGAACGTGGTTCACGCGCGACCCCCGCCCGGAGTCCGACGAGCTGTTCCCCATGCTGCCGTCCTACACCGGGCCGGAAGAAGCATCAGACCAGATCCGGTGGGCGCTCGCCCACCCGGCGGAGCGGGAGAAAGCGGCCGGCCTGGCGCGGGAAGCGGTCGCCGGGCGGACGTTCGACGCAAACGCGAAGCGGCTCCTCAGGCTGCTCGACAACTAAGGGAGACAGGCAATGACGAGGCGCCATGGACGTAACGGAGCCGTATACCTCGGAGCGACCAACGGCGCCGTCGCGACGCCGCTCACGTTCCAGGCCGCATGGTCCATCAACATGGCTACGGACCGGGACGAGGTGACCGCGTTCCAGGACTCGAACAAGGTTTATGTCGGAGGCCTTCCAGATGCGTCCGGGGACTTCTCCGGGTTCATGGACGACGCCACGTCACAGACCTACGTCGCCGCCGTCGACGGATTGAGCCGCAACTTTTACCTGTACGCAGATGCGGTCAACGCGCCCAACGTCTACTGGTTCGGCACGATCCTGTGCGACTTCTCCGCGGACGGCGCGGTCTCCGGGCCGGTCAACTTCAAGTCCACGTGGGCGGCGGCGACGAAGGTTCAGCGGTACACCCCGCTCGGCCTGAACACCTGATGGCCGGCCTGGCTGACGCCGCGGCGGAACTGGAGGCGCTCGCGTTCCGGCTGCGCCGCGCCGGTGACACGGAGCTGCTCCGGGAGGTCACCAGGGCGATGCGCGACGCCGTCGACCCGGTGCAGGAACAGATCCGGGGCGGGCTGCGGCCGGACCTCCCGAACCGGTACGCGGCCGCCCTGAACGCTGACCTGCGGCTGGGCGTCAACGTCCGCACGAACGACCGGGACCCGGGCGTCGCCATCACCGGGCAGGCCAGGACCAAGGCCCGGAAGCTCCGCAACCTCGACGCGGGCCGCCTCACCCACCCCGGACCTGGCAACGACCGGGAGCACTGGTACACGCAGGAGGAGCCGTCCGTGCAGCCGGGCTGGTTCACCGGCCCCGCCGAGGCCGGCGGCCCGCGGGTCCGTACGGCCATTGAGCGGGCGCTGGAAGACGTCGCCGCTAAAGCGGTCAGAGGAGGCTGAGTGAAGATCGTCCTGGGCGGCGAGACGTTCGAGTACGACGGGTCGAAAGCGCCGATGTCCGAGGCGCTCGCCATCGAGCGCGTCTATGAGCGGCGCTACGCCGAGTGGCAGTCCGACCTGGCCGCCGGGTCGGCGAAGGCGATGTGCGTGCTCGCGTGGCTGATCTGGCGGCGTGACGGCCGCGACGTGCCGTTCGAGGACATCCTCGACGGCAAAGCCGACTTCGACCTGGTGGAGATGCTGGAGTCGATGGCCGAGTCGCAGGAGGCGGAGAAGGCGGCCGCGGCGGACCCTACCGGACCCCCGGACCCGGCTGGCACACATACGACCGCCACCAGTACATAGGCGTGTTCGCAGAACGCCTGCATATAAGACCCTGGGAGATAGGGCTCCTCGACGTCGGGGACTTCGAGGCCCTGATCGACTACCTGGAAGACCCGGGGGGCGACTGAGCCGTCAGGCTGACCTGCGCTGTCCCGATCAGCTCATGCGCCTCAACCCTCATCATCACCGACTCGTTCGCTACCCGCAGGGCAGCGACCTCATCGGCATAGATGCCGACGACCTGCAGGGGACCCAGCATCGTCAGCTTGAGTACTACGTACACCTTCATGCGGTTCTCCTTTAGTAGCCGGTGCCGACCGCGTACAGGGGGCCGGTGGTCACGGTGCCGCCGGTCTGGCGGACGAAGCTGGTCCACTCGTCGCGGAGCTGGTCGGTCTTGAACGTGGCGATGTCGGCGTGGTGGCCCTGGCAGGTGGCGTCTACCTCGTCGGCGGCGAAGTCTGACACCGGGCTCGTGGGGGTGATGCGAGTGCATCCGAGGTGGCGGGCGACCGATGTTGCCGTGGGCGGGCTGGTCCCGCTGGTCGTGGCGGCTGACCCGCCGCATCCGGCCAGGGCGAGGGCGGTGACCGCCAGCGCGGCGATCCTGGTTCTGTTCATGATGTTCTCTTCTCTCTTGCGGTCAGCCGGTCGCCGGGGATCGGCGCGGTGGCCAGGCCGGTGCGGAGCAGGATCTTCACGGCGGCATTAAAGCTGATGTGCCACGCGGAGGCGTATGCCTGGACTTCGGCGGTGAGGTCGTCGTCGAGGCGCGGGCGGGTCTGGGTCATCGGGTTAGTCCTCGGGGATGAAGGCGGCGAGGACCAGTTCGCGCCCGTACTTCTCGCACGCGGCCCATCCGCCCTGGCGGCGCAGGTATTCGCGGATCTCGGTGATCAGCTTCTCGTCCATGTCGTGCTCCCTCTTTAGCTTGTACCTGAATGGTACCACTCTGGGACCAGGAACGCAACAGGAAGGGCGGGTGAACGCGTGGCCGGCCAGTCCATCACCTTCGACTTCCTGACCCGGGGTGCCGAGAAGCTCCAGGGCGACCTTCGCAAAACGGGCGATAACGCGGTACTGGCGTCACGCGGCGCGAAGGTGCTTGCGGATGTCATCGGCAAGCTGGGGGACAAGGAGAACCGCACCGCTGCCGAGTCGGCGATCCTGGCCAAGGCGCTGCGGCAGACCGGCGTAGCGGCGGACCGGACAACGGCGCGGATCGTCGTCGCCGACGCCGCGATCCGCCGCCTCGACGACGCGATGCAGGACGCGGACAAGCACTCCGGGCAGCTCGGCAAGACGCTGGGCGGCCTGAAGCTGAACCCGGGGCTGGTGGGCCCCCTGCTGGCCCTCGCCCCGGCCATCGCGACCCTCGGCGGGGTCGGTGCCGGGGCCGCCGCCGGGCTGGGCGGCGCGTTCATCGCCGGGGGTGCCGCCCTCGCCGCGTTCGGCGCGGTCGCCAAGCCGGTCCTGTCCGACGCGAAGAAAGCCGCCGGGGACGTCGAGAAGGCCCAGGCCGCCTACAACACCGCCATCGCGAACGGCGTCCCCCAGGCCAAGGCGTTCAAGGCCGAGCAGCTCGCCATCTCCAAGGCGTATGCCGGCATGTCACCCGCGCAGATCGCGCTGTCCAAGCAGCTCGGCGACATGGCGGACGCGTGGGACAAGGTGAAGGTCGCGGAGACCCCCGTCGTGACCGGGGCGCTGCAGCCGTGGCTCAAGTCCGTCACCGGGCTGACCTCCGCCCTCGGCCCGATCATCGCGAAGATCGCCCCCGTCATCGCGTCGCTCGGCGTCCAGTTCGGCAACCTGGTCAACAGCTCGGCGTTCAAGGGGTTCCGCGACTTCATCGGCAGCACCGGATCGGCGGCCGTCAGCGCCGGGGGTTCCACGATCATCGACCTAGTCAAGTCGTTCATGATCCTGCTGCCCCAGTTCGACCCGCTGATCCGCGAGGCGGTCGGCTGGATCGCCCGGCTCGGCCCGGCGGTGCTGACGTGGGCGTCTAGCAAGAAGACCGCCGACCAGATCCAGGCGTTCCTGCAGTGGTTCTCCCAGAACGGCCCGGCCGTCGGCACGTTCCTGAAGAACATCGGGGGGGCGCTGAAGGCGCTGGCACCGGGCCTGACCTCGGGCGGCCTGCTCGAGCTGAAAGTCGTGTCAGACTTCCTGGGGTTCGTCGCGAAACTCCCCCCGGGCCTCGCGAAGCCGCTGGCCGAGGTGGCCGGGGCGATGCTGATCCTGCAGAAGACCGGCGTGGTGTCCGTCGGGATCAAGCTCATCGGGCTGGGCGCGGCCGCGTCCGGCGCCGGCGCGGCCGCCGGTCCCGCCGCCGCGGCCGGGGCGGCTATCGCGGGCG